CAAACTTACTTCGTCGTAATCTACTACTAAGTTTCCAATCATCTTTTACACCTTTTACCACTTTTTACCCGCAAACGGGTTGATTTTACCCGCGAACGGGTTTTGAGTCTTTTTGTTTTGCTCAACAGAACAACTCTGGAGATATGACATAAAATTCTGCTTTGGTTTTTCGCAAGCCGCCATATCTTCTCTGCGCAAATTTGCTAGATATCCAGCGGCCAGCGCCATACAATAACATCTATCATCATGCATTTTTCTACTTCTCGACGGAGGCAAGGCGAACTTTACTTCTCCGCTTGCACTCTTTGTCTTTTGCATTGCCATAATTTCTTCTTTCATTAAATCAATTTCAAGAAGCGCGCGCATTTCTTCATCTGTTAATTTTGCAGTCGTCCCATCTTCTAACGTAATTTCTCCATTTCTCGGTAATTCTATTGGAAGCTCAATAAATTCACCCTGGAACATTTCCGATAAATCTGTAAACATCGAAGTTCTCCATTTTCGAGGATCTACTATTTGTAAACAATCATATGCGTCGGTGTATTTATCATTGTGCATATTTCTATACGTCTCGGTTTCTTCATGACTATCCCAAATGCCTGGATGTCTCATTCCGTCTTTTGAATTCCACGGAAGCATTAACGTATCGCTTATACTCCTACCGTTACCACCAGCACCCGCATCTATTCGTAAAACCACGTTTTTGTAATCTGGATTACGCCCATTGTATTGTAAAAGCAACTTTCTAATCCAATCAATTTGATCTGGAGTCCTTAAGGGTCTTTTATCGGTCGGTCCTAAACGCTCAATTAAATTAATACCATTTACAATCCTTCCTTTATAACCCATTTCGGGGTCTTTGAAAACCTCCATTATCAAAACAAAGCTATTATCCGCCTGCAATGCGGGGTCATAACATAAAACATATTGTTTATCGTCACTATCACTTTCCGAAACGGGTAAATAATTCTTTTGACTTTTAATTATGATACTTCTCGAAACCAACGCGTCACTGCCGCCGCTTGTATCAAATATATTATAATATTCTCTCAATGCGCGCCCCTCGTTTGTTCTCATTGCGTTGTCTATTTCAGATTGTTTTAAAAGGGGGGTTGTTGGTTCACCGTTTAATGTTGGATGTAAAGGTATTTCGCAACTTATGTCGGCGGCAAAAAACCCTGGAATACCCATCATCATATTTTTTGCACATTCTTTATATTGTTGAAAAAGTTCTGTATCAACCCCTTCCGCCGAACTTGCATAAATGATCTGATTTCTCATATTTTGAGGATATACGCGAGAATCAAAACCCGTACCAAGCTTAAAGTCCGAGTTCTGAGAACAAAACGGCTTTGTTAAAGCGAAATAATCTGGATCTATTTTACCAGCTTCATCGTAAAAATTAAGATTAGAACGCTTACCAACGATTGATTTTGCGTCGCCAGACAATGATGTGATTATTGAGCCGTTAAAAAGAGTTGTTTGGCAAGTAGTCGCATTATGAGTAAAACCATCGGTATTTGCATTACTCTTTACAACTTCATTTAAAAATACATCAGAAGAACCTACAACCGATGATATATTCTTCTTCGCTATATTCTCGAGTTTTAAAAAGGTGTCCTTACTTTGTCCTGCAACCGTACTCATTATATATATCGAACAAGTTGGAAACAAAGTTGCTCGAGTCATCATATATAATCCGCCCAAAAAAGATTTCGCCGCGTTACGAGACATAACCCAAGCAGCAACTTCAGCGTCCCACGTATTTAAAAATACATATTTTTGGTAATCCATCAATTCGACTTTGAAAATTTGTTCGACAAACCTTGTCGGGTTTGCTCTTCCCCATTGAATAAGACGAACGTATCTATCCATTGCTTCTTGCCTACGAAGGCTTAGTTCGGTTTGAGTTTTATTATTATAAATACTAATCATTTCTTTTTCGTCAATTTCTTCTTTTCTTTTTCGATAACTTCATCGTCGAATTTAATGTTTGAATTTATAATTGACTCTACCTCCTCTTTGCCTATTCCTTTACTTATAAGTTCTGTTGCAAGTTCTTTGAGTAAACTTTGTTTTTTTATCTGTTTATAAATTATACGACCCTCTTCTTTTAATTCATCATTCTCTTTATGCAGCTTTTCAATTTCTTCCCTTTGCCTTTTCAGCATATCAACGTATTCAGCTTCACTCAAACTCAATTGCTTCATTATTGCTTTCATGCTTATCTCGGCTGCCTGTTCCATACTTGC